GGCCACTGTTCCTTTCTTCCCAGTGTAAGCATTACCTAAAGCCGCAGAGATGATTTCCTCATCTAACTGGCGACCAAGTGCAGAGGCAATCGCCTTACTGTACTCGTTTTCCACGTTCATGATCGTGCGCAATTTATCTTCCTTATCAACCATGTCGGCTGAATAGAAATCTTCCATAGTGTTCGCACGTCTGGAATGTGGAATATCTTGATATTGAATATCTTGGTGACGCCCTTCTTTCTTACGGGCATCAGCTAAGCCAATACGGTCGTAAAAATCTGTCTCAGCCGATTGTGACTCATTTCTACAATGAACATAAAGGCGTGAGCCCTCTTGTTGTGATAGGTGCATTACGTTCGCCGAGAACATATCCACCATTGCTTGTGTAATGTTAATAGACATATATCCCTCCAAGGATTAGCCAAATAAAATTTTTAATACTTATTCGCCAGGTAGTCCTTACGGGCCTGTCTAAATGTAATGTTTTAATAAGGGTCTGAGCGATTGCCAGATAGTCCTAATATTACATCTGTTTAAATTATAAGGGCCTGACCTTTTTAGAGTCAAGCCCTCACTTAACAAAGGAGCGTAAAATGTTCACGCTTTGAAATTATACCCTAACTCGCTTCATTTCGAAAAGCCTTAACATATCGGCCTGAGCTTGTTTATGCCCAGGGTGGTTAGGCTTATGGAATGGATGGCTCTTGTCGCCATATACCTTATTGATTTCACGTTCAGCATCAGAAGGACTAAGTAAAGTCTCCCCGCCTGTGCCTGTAAACTTATCTTCTGCATAAAGTTTCTCTGCCACTTTAAACAGTGTTTCCATAACCACAGGGTTAGAGCCAATGTCTGGATTAGAAAAACTTTTTAGGATTTCTGCGTCCTTAACTACTTCTTTGAGCATCCGTTTAGTTTGCTCAACTCTGTGATTGTAAACTTGCCCGTATTTGGTTTTAAGTTTATCAACTCCTTCAGCAATCTCGGTCGTCCGTCTTTTACCGTCTTCATCTAATTGCACCTTCACTTGCCCATCAGCAAAGTCTAATACCTTCTGGGCCGTAGAAATCGGCAATTTATTCTCATGGGCAAACTTCGTCAATGCTTCAACAAAGCCTGCATCTACGTTAGATTTCTCTTTGTCATGCTTCAATGTAAATTCTTTGGCGTCTTTCTTCCATCCAACTTTTGACCAAAATTCCTCAACTTCCTCTGCAGTAGAGTTTTCGTTAGGAACGGATACCTTATTTGTGCCTACGCTTTTCTTGGTATGAATATAGGACTTAATTAAATTGGCTACATTAACATCGCCCTCTTTGCTGAAGAAGGGTTTAATGCTGGCATCATTTTTTAGCTCGTCCTCTAACCCCTCTGGAAACTTAGGATTCATCTCCCCCCACAGGGCCTTTGATAGTTCGAACGGTGCCCCACCACTTTGAGACTTCCCTCCCGAATTTTGTTGACTCTGATTCGTCCCGTTGGGGTCTAGTGCGGCCTGCCCGCCTCCTGTTCCTCCTTCTGATGCTTGGTTCATTAGAAAGTGTCTTTTCATTATTCCTCCTCGGAAATTTCTTCATAAAGTGCCTTGAATTTTTCTATATCTACTTCCACAGTCTGAAGGATTCTCAGCACTAATCTGCGTTCCCCTTCCCTGATTAAAGTCTCATGAATGTCACCTTTTACATAGGTGGACGACAAAACGCCTGCGGATTTCATTAAGTCTTTTAAGACTTCTTCTCCCTCAGGTGTTCCAAAAACTTGTTTATAGAGTGTATTACTTCGTACCGCTTTAGCTGCCTGCTCGCTCAGTTTCTTCGCCAAGTGTTCCCCCTAGTTTCGATACGGCTTCAGCTTCTACCTGTGTTGCCTCTAATCGTTTCTGCTCTGCCAAAGCCGCCTGGCGAGCTTCCCTAAGCTGTTTAACTTCTCTCTGAGTTCTGAGCACCTTAGGATCTACGTTAAAGATTTCAAAATTGTGGCGCAGTAATTTGTCCCCGTCAATATTGTCCACTATTTCCGGTTGCATTTGGATTACTGAGCCTGTGGCACTAATGGCCCTAACGATATTCTCCGACTGGGTAGCCATCTGCGCTTGGGCAATAGGCGATAAATATTTAATAGTTAGCTTACCGTTACTGCTTTTCAATGCGTCAGGAGCAGGCTTTAATAGGCCTTTCCTTTCACAAATTTTATAAACCCTATCAATTACGGGCTTCAATAATTCCCTATCGGTCCTACCCAACAATGGGCCCAGCATCCTAAACATCTCATCCCTGCGCTGGATTATCTCCGTGGCAGTCATTCTATCAAGCATTGGAGTCTGGAGCTTATCTAACATGAAATGCTTACGGATTATCGCTCTGGTATCCTGTACCAGGTCCAATCCAATATCAGGTCTTGCCCCTGTAAATAGAGGCTCTGCCTTATCCATAACATTTCGACGGTAGTTTACCGAAGCTGGTTCTAATCTTAGCGGGGCCAAGAAACCTGTATCGGGTGCCTGCAAAGGAGGTAAAATAGCTAACTGGGCACCTTGAATCGTGACCTTCTTCATAGCGTTAATCATTTTAATGTCTGCAAGTGCTTTCATTGCAGGCGAGCGACCATAGAGCTCCCCATTACACTTGGAGAATCTAGGAACGGCATAAGGAAATTCCTCATAACCGCCTTCTCTTAAAATCTTCCTTTCCTTTTCCAAGACGTGAATGGACCTGAATCCAAAGCCCATACTTCCCGCCCGAGCTCTATCTAACTTGGAGCGAGGGGAAACCTCATGGATGATTTTAAATTTTGCCTTAGGGTCTTTAGATATTTTCTCCCATTCTTCAGGAGTAAAGGCATCGCCATATTCCATTTCAAGCTGTCTTAAATCAAATTCAAATTTACGGCTAACTGTATCAACTACGCCTTTTGAGTTCTCGGCAAGCGTTACGTCATAAACTACGTCACTATGAAATCTTACAACGTCCTCATCATCTTCTTCGATGCGTAAAAGGTTTGTCCCAATAGAACCTAAATCTGTGTAAGTCTCAACAATTTCAGTATGAAAGTTAGAGCCGTTGATAACATTTAACATGGTCCTAACTGTATCGTGGAGCCATCTACTTACTTCAATGTCAGAATCTTTCTCGGCCATTCCTGAGGTCAAACCAAACCAGGTTATTGATGGGCTGGTAAGTAACCCTGAGAAAGCAGCTGCGAGTTCATCGGTAGCAAGAATGGCCTCGGTATCGAATAACCTGTTGCCTCTCTTTTCACCTACAACCGCCTGGCCATAAACATTATCTTTTTTAGGTACAACGTATTTGGCCACTTCATCCCAATGGGTTGCCCATAGGTTAAGTTCGCCCTTTCTACGTTCGTGGTCCTCACAAACCTTTATTGCAATTTCATTTTTTTCCATCGATTAAACCATTGTTAAAACGGATTGCTCTCTAAAACCAGGAGAGTTTCTGCGCTGTGCCTCTATCATTTCTTTCCTGCGCTTCTCGATTTCATCATCAGTTTCAAGGCTTAAAGCACTTGCCGGCTGGTCATTTTCGCCTTGAAGTTGGGTAGTTAATTCGCTTCCCATTTTCCCGCCAGCTTCGATCATGGACTCATATCCACCACCGACCATAGCCCTGGCCGCAGCTTCTATCGGGTCCTCTTTGAATTTCTTTACCATATCGATTGTGCCCTTACCCATTTGCTTGATACCGGCACCAACTACTTTTTTTAACTTTAAACCCATAAACCCGCCTTTTAGAAGTCTAGTATATCATATTCAGGCGCACTACTTTTTGCAACCTTGCTTTCCATGTGCCTCCGACTAAAATCAGGCTGATAGTCCACGGCAAAGCCCCTAAAGGCATCGGCACCATGGGAGGCCCAATTATGGTGAGGGTGCTCCAAATAGACTTGCCTACGGGCATCCCACTTCCTCTCGTAGGCCGAAAGTGCCTTAATGCCCAACTCACAGCCATCCTCGTCAAAGTAGCACATCGGTAAAACCTGACGAACAGCGTGAATATCCTCTGACACATTATTGGACTTCGACAAGACTCTTATGGGGTAGATCCCACAATTCGTCAGGAAGTCCACTCTAGTTCGACCGGTACTTAACTCATGGTGTAAAGCATCGTGAGGAAGGCAATGCTCTAGGTAAGTGTACCTTTCCATTCCCAATTCTTTAACGATGGTATCTAACCCCTTCCCATGAAATTCCATATAGCGGATTATCCTAGGCCTATGGCCAATCTCTTGGATAAACCAAATTGCCGTAGAATCACTAAAGCCTAAGTCCCAATAGGTTAATACAGGATAGGCAGGGTCATAAGGAAATTTCCCTATTCGCCCTTCTAATCTCGCTTCGTCTATTTGCTTCTGGTAGTAATTCCCTGACGGTGCAGCATTGAAGTCGCACTCATATTCCTGGCTATACGCTTCAGGGGTCATAGAGCGTTTTAAATTCGATAATTCATCGTCGGGTATGATTCCCGTCATTGATGCCTTAAACAAGCAGGAAAACCATTCTGGGTCATTCTGGGCCGCCATATAGAGATGCTTAAAGGGGTTATCCCCTTTTGGAGTACCAATAATGATTTCCCACCCTCCCCTATCGGATAGAACTGGTAATAGAACCTTGTCCCTAACTTCAGGGTGCATATCAGCAAACTCATCCAGCACATAGCCATCAAGGTAAATACCTCTATGCTTCTCAAAGTTTTCAACGCCAAATAGGAAAATGGTACAAGTTCCTCTAGGGTGAGTGAAGGTAAGTTTCAATTCATTTTCATAGAATTTAACATCTGGCAGGTCTTTGGCATATTGTTTGAAATAGTTCCAGGCAATGTTCTTCGCCTGGCCATAAGTTGGGGCAATATAGGCAAACTGAGGATTCAATAGGTCCTTACCAGTAAGCCTATCCTTCTTGTCGAATCCTACTGCCCTATCGATAAGCTCATTTACCGCCCAAACAGTCTTTCCACCCCTTCGGTGGAATACTAGGATATTATGCCTTTTGACTTTACTATGTGCCCACGCCTGCCATTTCCGTGGGACATAGCCAGTCTTAACTTCAACAATAGACAATTATAAATCCTCAGATTGAGGTTTCTTCTTGGTCCTAACTTGAACAGGTTTAACTTCTTTAACGGGTGCAGATTCTACTGGGGCTTCTTTAGTAATAGGCTCAACAGGTGTAGAGTCCATTGCAGCTTCGAGTGGGACAAAGTTCCCATTTTGGTCTAATGCTTTCTTCGGTCTAGTCATAGTTCCTCCTAATAGTAACTCATCATAGTAGGAATATAGTGATTTACGCAAATTTGGTAGAGTTTAAAATTATTTTGCCTCTGGGCTTGACTTTTCGAGAAAAAAATATAAAATGCGAGCAGCGCACGATCGTAGCGAGGAGCAGCTCCAGCATTTTATATTGCAAAGCGACAAAAGAAATATTGTTTAATTCTACAGATTTCTGTACAATTTTTACCTAAATTTGTTTATTTTTTTAAAAATTTCTTTACATTTTTAGATAAAGTTGTAAAATGCGAGCATGCCTCACAAGTGAGACAGCGCAAGCATTTTACAAAAACAAAAAAGCTCTCCAATTCTACAGATTTCTGTAGGAAAGTACCTATATTTGCTCATTTCTTAGTTTACCTCCTGCGTTAATTTATTATTTTATTTTTAATTTATTGCGTTAAAGTGTTGGGCCAGGATGCTGCGAGGTCAATTTCATACTTATAATACATATGCTGCATTGTGTTAGAGGTCAATTTCATACTTATAGTGTCCATGCTGCATTGTGTTAGAGGTCAATTTCATACTTATAGTGTCCGGGGGTTGGGACTGCCCGTGCGGACTGTAGATGGGGGTCCCACCCCATCACCCTGGACAATACCGAACCCCTAACCCCCTACCCCCCCCCCTTAAACTAATAGGGTAATAAACATTGCTTAGGCCAATGATTCTGGAGAGTTGGCCTAATATAAATAGCTATTGGACTATGCCTATTAGTATTAGATCCCTACTGTATTGATACATAACTATGGCATCGAAAATTGTAAAAATTACACGCCTCAATTTTTGCGCTTGACGGATTGTTTTGATGCGTGTAAAATCCCAACTAGTTGGGAATTAACCTAACAAAAACAAAGGAATTTTCGATGAACGCCCAAATGCAGGCCATATTGTGCCCACAATGCGCCCAAAGCAGCCAAGTAAACCAAAGCAGCCAAGTAAACCAAAGCAGCCAAGTAAACCAAAGCAGCCAATTGCCGCCCATACCAATGCTTTATAAACCTTGTGATTCTGCCCATGCTTACTGGATATTAACCGAGTACATTCCCCATGCGCCCACTGAAAGAAATCTAAAACCCTATACAGTAGGTCTATTATTATTAGCTATT